GCCTAATGAATAATGGTCCAATGGTGCCAGGCCGTGTCGCGCAGCCGATTGAAGAAATGATTGCCGGCACAGACGATGTTTTGAATGTTGACAAAATCATCGAGCGCTTGGGCGAGCAAACACCTGGCGGTGAGTTTAAGCCAAGCAATGACGTGGCTGAATTGTTCTATTTGATGTATTCGCGCGCCGATAGTCGGGAAGCCATTGAATGGTTGTTCAACTTAACTGTTCGCGCACCAGAGCCGCTAATCCAAGACAATTTCGAGCGGGCTGCACTTTTGGCTGCGCGCCGGCAAGCGCGCCAGGCGCTTGGTGATGTGCTGGCCCATGCAATCGCGCTTGGCGAAAAAATCCACAAGGCAAAAACAGAAAAGGGAGCCTGACCAATGAAAACTCTTTTGATGAAATATCTGCAACCTGTATTTGCGCCTGATGATGGTGGTGGTTCTGGTGCAGAGCCAACGCCGCCAGCAGGCGGTGACGGTGCAGGAGCGGGGGGTGGTGGTGCAGGTGCGCCGCCGAACGATCCGCCGCCAGCTGGTAACCAAGGTCAGGCGCCAGCGGCGGCGGGTCAACCATATCGGCCAGAGGGCTTGCCCGAAACCATGTATGGCGAAAACGATCAAGAAACGATCGACAAAATGCAAGCAGCATTGAAGGGGTATCGTGATCGTGACGCTCGGCAAGTGGTGCCAGAAGATGCGGCTGCATATGCAGATTTTTCTGAGTTTGATGCGCCGACAGAGCTGAAAACTTACTTCGAGGATCTTAAAGACGATCCCATTATGAAAGGGTTGTCTGATTGGGCGCTCCAAGAAGGTAAAGATGTTGGCGAATTTCAGGCGACGGTCGCCAAGGCGTTCGAGTTTGCGCAACAAAATAACCTTCTTGTTCCTATGATCGATCAAGTAGCAGAGCAAGCGAAGTTGGTGCCTGAAGCATTGGCAAATGCGCCGCAAGATAAACGCGATGCTGCTGCAAAAGCGCGTGTCGATGCTGCAGAGCAATTCATTAATTTGCAAGTTCAAAACGAGGTTTTCAGCAAAGAGGTTGGAGCCAACGCCGCCGCAATGCTTCTTGATACAGCTGAAGGTGTTCAATTCATCGAGGCGCTATCAGGCATGTCTGGTGGCTCAACAGCAGCAAATGTTGGCCAGCAATCAGGCGGAGTAAACCACGCTGATCTGCAAGAGCGATCAAAGCTTCCGAAAAACACGCCTTCGCATCCAGATTTCGACCAAGCTTCTTATGATCAACTGATGGAGGATTATAAGAGGCTTCCCGAATAACACTTAACAGCACCCAACTGGGTGCAAATTAATGAGTGCCATGACGCGACCCGAACGAAAACGGCTATCCTTTACCGGACCTGTTCAACTTTGGCTTATCGGCTTCTAGGCGACGAAACAGAAAGGAAAAAAGATGTCAAACGAAGCTCCTAAGCATTTTCGACAATTCATCAAAGATCGCTATATTCACCACCTGCAGTCTTCGGGTTCATTGCTAACATCTACGGCCCGGCGTGGTGATGTGAAAGCCGGTGAAGTGGTGTTCCCAATTATGCCGAAAAAAACTGGCAATGTGGTGAAGATCACCGGTGCGCTGAATGACGTTAAACGCGTTCAAACTGGCGTTGATTCAGTTACTGTTGATTTGGAAGATTATGAAACACTCCCTGAGTGGATCTTTACGCCAGATCTTGAAAAACTGACACCAAATCTAAAAGAAGCTCATGCGGAGAGCATGGGTTGGTCTGTTGGTCGTAAACGTGACGACATTCAAATTCGCGCTATTGACGCAATGTGTGACGCATCAAACACAATTGGTGATGGCACGCTTGCTATTAACACGCGCAATTTATCGCGTGCGAAAGCTGAAATCATCGGCACTGGCGGCGTGTATATGAACAAGTTGTTCTGCATGATCCCTGCAATGTGGATGGAGCAGCTCAAGCAAGAAGAACACTTTGCCAATGCCGACTATAATGGCCCAAGTGACTTGCCGTTTGCAAAAATGGGCACTGAAAAACGTTCTTGGGACGGTGTTCATTACATGGTTGCGCCAGACGACTATTTTGATGAACCAGCTGCAGATCAACAGCATGCCTGGATGTGGCACATGGATTGTGTTGGCGTTGAAAACAACTATGGCGACATCACGACTGCCGAACAAGTCAAAACCATGGAAGGCAATCCATGGATGCTAAAAATCGGATTTGGTGCTGCTGCTGTTGGTATCTTAAAGCAGGGCGTTAAACGCTTCCACATGAAGAAGCTTGTTGAGCCTGAAGAAGTGGCTCAACTGACAAAAACAGCCTGATAGGTTCCGACACAAATAGTGGCGTTAAGCAACGCCACTATTAATTATCGAAGGCGGTTTTTCCGCAAAAACAACATCATTTAGGAGAGTATAATGTCTCATGATAAGCGACAACTTGCCCGTATCGGCTCCTGTCCGTATGGCACGCTACTTGCTTCAACCCTATTCTATTGCGCGACAACAGATAGCGCAGCAGAAGTCTTGGCTTCGGATTATTTCAATCCAAGTGTAGATCAGCTCGTTGAAAACGACACCATCATTGTCAAAGCTGGCATTGGCGGTACACCTGAAACGCTGATTTTGAATGTTGATTCAAATACCGGCACCGCAGTGACTGTTTCAGCGGAAACAGGTGCTTCAGGCGACTAAGCCAGTAAAACAGTGAGGTGCGGCGGTGTCACTTACCAATCAAACAATTGATCGGCCAACTATTGCGAATATGTCGTTGTTGAAACTCGGTCATCCGCAAATAAGTGGAGCGATCGATCCAGAAACGAGAACAGGTTCTATTCTTGATCGGGTTTGGTATTTAACCGCCGCAAAGTGCTTTGGTTTGCATGATTGGCCCATGTGCCGCCGCACCTCAAAACTTAACCGCCATGCCGAAAGCCCTGACAATGGCTGGCGCTACCAATTTGACCTCAGTGGTGACCGGCTTGGCCCACCATTGAAAGTTTTACGGCAGGCCGGCAGCTGCCCCGTTCCTATGCGCGACTATGCCTTTGAAGGGCAATCTTTGTTTGCTAATGAGCCAGATTGCTGGACTGTGGACAAGGTGGATCCAGATCCCAGCATTTGGGATCCGGCTTTTGTTGCCGCTTTTTCAGTCGCATATGCGTCAGGCTTAGCGGTCCCACTTCAGCAAGATGTTGACATGAAGTTTGAGCTGCATGTTGAAGCATTTGGCACGCGTCAAGAAAAATTCACCGGCGGTATGTTCGGCCGTTTGATTACGCTGCAGCGAACCAGTGAGCCGGTTGATTCACCTTATACAAAATCAAACCCCTTCACAGATGTGAGGTTCTAACATGGTTGCGCGTCCTGGGCCGCGACGGTCGAGCTGCAACGCCGGTGAGCTGATGCGCGACATGATCGGCCGGCCGGATGTCAAGCAATACTACTCTGGCGGCTTGCGCTATGCGCATATTGAGCCGGTGCCACAATCTGGCTTCAAGCTCATGGACGGATCGCGCCGCATAGCGCCGGTACGGCCGCCAATGAGCAATATTGATGGTGCAACCGAAACACTTTCGCCAGGCACTTATTCAGAGGCCACTCAAATAGCAGAAACGAGCTTTGCCAAAGCGCTGATTGAGGGCGTTTATATTGAGGGATTGAACGCAATTGAGGGCGATTTTACCTATTCGGTTGAAGTTCAAGTTAATGGCGCTTGGCAGTTGGTGCAGGAAGGTTTGACCGGTGATACACAGGCGCGAAATCATTTTGCTGCGTTTGCGCCAGGCGAGGGCGTTCTTGCTACAGGCGCACGCCTTTTTGTTCAGCCAAGCCAAAGTCAAGAGTTTCAAATCGCATCTTTCAACTGCAAAGTGGGTAGCGGCGATGCGATAAAGCCTAAATATGGCATTTTGCCGGTTGATCGCGAAACTGGCTATTTCTATGCGGCCGGCCCCCAATATTTGGACATTTGGCGCAAGGCTGAGTGGGTTGCCTGTGTTTGCATCGAGGAACTATCTGAAGAACTCGTCTCACAGCTGGAATTTTATGGTGAGTTGAGTACGATTGGCATTTTTGCTTCAAGTTTGGAAAGTCTGCGTGTTCGGCGTTTTGGCGATGATCGCCAGTGGACGTTGGATAAATGGCCTTATTCAGATATTCCAGATCACGACTATGGCGGCGATTACGACACAACCGATGACGTTTGGAACGTTTTTCATCGTTGGACCGGCACTCCATTTATGGCTGTTCAGATCACAGTTGAAGGCGAGACAACCAACGCGATTTATTTCAAGGATGGCAATGGCGATGCTGCAATTGTTGATGGCTTCGAAAATGATGATGCTCTTTGGAACGCCTTTGCAGCAGAGCTTGCCGCTGCAGTTAATGGTTTGCCATCGATGCCTGGCGGTGTAACGGCAGTTTCTAGCAATACGCCAGGCAACAATGCGCGTGAGATCGATTTTACTTTTGGTGGCGCTTCAAGTGGTTTTGAATATGATTTCAATGCATTTGTGCCCAACACAGCTGAAGCGTCGGCGCTTTCATCGCACACACAGATTGGTAAAACTGATGGAGAGCCGTTGATTTCAACCGAGCGTGGCTGGCCAGCTAATGTTGCACTCGCACAAGACCGCATGATTTACCACGGTATGCCGCTAGAAAAAGCAATGCTGGTCATGTCGCGCTCGGCAGAATATTTTGATTTGAATACTGAAACTGCCGCTGACACGGGCGCACGCTTTGATCGCTTGCGCGGCAGCGGTACCGCTGAAGAAATTCTTAATGTTAAGCAGGCGGTCTATGTGTTGGTGTTCACCAATTTGGGTGTCTATTACGTGCCCAATCGCACCTTGTCACGCAATGAGCCTTTAAACTTTGTTCTGTCGTCCGAAATTGGCATTGCGCCAGGCACAAGGGCTGTGGATCTGGAGGGCTTGGTTTACTATGTCTCGGCCGAAGATCAGACGGCCGATAACCAATTCCCTGGGCAAGTCTATTCTCTGACTTATGATGAGGTTTCAACCAACTTTCGGCCTAACCCTGAAAGCTTGCTTTCCGCGCACTTGATCAAAAATATCGTCGCCACTGATCGGCAAAAGGCGAGTGGAGAGCGCGATACACCGCGCATGTGGCTCTTGCGCGAAGATGGCCGATTGGTTTGCTACAAGATGATCCGCAATCAAGAAATTCTTGGAGGGTGCGAGTGGCTTGCCGCAGGCGGATCTATTCGCGCTATTAAAACCGATCATTTCAATCGGCCTTGGGTCGCTGTGGAGCGTGGCAAGACGATTTACCATGAGCGCATGGATTCAGCATGTCTCTTGCGTTCTTGTGTGCATGCTGAAACCGATTTTGCGGGGCAGGTTTCTGGTCTGCCGTTTGAGCATGGTGATGAAGTATGGGCGATTGCTGATGGCTATGTTCTTGGGCCATTTTGCGTTGATAATGGCAAAATCAATCTTGGGGCAGCTTACGAAAGCATTGAAGTTGGCTATTGGGAGCCGCCGATTTTTCAGGATATGCCGCATGTCTATGTTGGGCAGAATGATCAAATTGTGCGCCGCCCAGGGCGCATATCCTCAGCTTATTTGGATATTGAAGAAACAACTTCAATTGCGGTTGGTGCAAATAACACCGAGCCAGAAGATGTAGCTTTATTGCGAACAACTGATCCGGTGGATGAACCAATGCCGCCAAAAACAGAAACGATTGAGGTTCACGGCATGTTGGGTGT